ATCGGTATAAGCTTGGCATGGCCAAGACGGTTAGTGAAGACTGGGCAAATCTTCTCCTGAATGAAAAGGTGGCGATTCACGCAGGAGGATATGATGCAAGGCTGACGGAAATCCTTCGGGCAAATAACTTCCAAACACGTGCAAATCAGCTACTAGAATTGTCCTTTGCGCTTGGAACAGGGGCATTTGTAGAATATAAAAATGCAGAGGGGGATGTGGTTATTGATTACATTCGGGCAGATATGATCTATCCTCTGGCATGGGATAACGGAGACGTGACAGAATGCGCTTTCGGAACTCCTAAAGTTGTGGATGGGAAAAAGGTGATTTACATTCAGATTCACCGGTTTGGACGCAGCGAGGAGGAGAAAGGTGATGAGTACTATATCGAAAATAGATATATAGATCAGGAATCAGGGAAAGAGATTGATGCACCGGAAGATATTGTGGAAATTGTCGGCACGGAAAGCGTAGAGCCACTTTTTCAGCTGGTTACTCCCAACATTTGCAATAATATTGACTTGGACAGTCCACTGGGCATATCAATTTATGCAAATGCACTTGACGAAGTGAAAGGATGTGATTTGATCTATGACAGCTATATGAATGAGTATGTTCTAGGTCGCAAGAGGATCATGGTTCCACTGAGTCAGGCGAAACGACAGATGGAAGCTGACGGGGTTACAAATCCGGTATTTGATCCGAACGATACAGTCTACTACATTCTGCCTGAAGATCGGAATGGGGAGAACAAGCTGACTGAGGTGGATATGACGATCCGGGCATCGGATCATGAATTAGGAATGCAGAGAGCGTTAGATCTGCTCAGCTTCAAGTGTGGAATGGGTGCAGGACGCTATAAATTCGAGCAGGGCGGTGTAAAGACAGCTACAGAGGTTATATCTGACAAATCTGATCTGTATCAGAATCGGCAGAAGCACTGCATTATTATATCTGCTGCAATCATTAACCTGATCCGGGCTGTATCTTTCCTTGATCAGGGCGGAGTAGTAGATGCGACAGTGGATTTTGATGACTCCATTATTGAGGACAGTAATACAATTATTGATAAGAATATCAAGTTGGTTGGTGCTGGACTCAGATCAAAGGTTAAGGCAATCATGGAGATCAATAAGTGCTCCGAGGAGGAAGCACAGGAAGAGTTGGAACGAATCAAAGAAGATGGACAAATTACCGGTCAGGACATTGACTGGACGGGTGCGGAGGACGATGAAGATGAACTGGACAAGACGGATAGTCCATCCGAAGAGGATGAAGATGCAGACAATCCAGAAGCCGATGATAATAAGAGTAATGAGTAAGGTGATTAAATGGATATCATGGAAAGTCAGCAGATTGCTGAAGAGATTGACGGGTATTACATAGACCTGGAGAGTCAGATCATGCAGAATATTGCCAAGCATCTAAGTGACTGGGGGCAGCCGATTGCATCCGATGAGTGGCAACTCCGCAAGCTCGCGGAAATCGGAAAGCTGGACCGAGAACATATCCTATTAATTGCAAGAATGTCGGGAATCAGTCAGACTGCAGCTATAAGGATGCTGAACGAGACGGTAGAGAAATCTATCAAGACGATCGACAGGGGACTTCAAAAGGCAGCAAGAGATGGGCTCGCAGGTATTCCAGTAGCAGCAAAGAAGAGCAAGGATGTAAAGGATATGATGCAGATGTACCGAAAACAGACGAAAGATTCTTTAAATACCTGTTGTACCACTATGCTGTACAAGGCGAATGCGGCGTATGTCGGACTTGTGAATGATATCACGAGAGAAGCACACATGATCCTGTCAAGTTCTGCCACAGGCGTTGTATCCGGTGTAGAGTCCAGACAGCAGGCAATGGTGAAGTGTATTCGGAGGTTTTGTGAAAAAGGAATCCCGGCGTTTGTTGATAAAGCTGGACGGGAGTGGACTCCTGAAGCCTATGTTAATATGTGCATGAGAAATACCGCCAAGAGAGTGGCAGACGAGGCACAGGATGCAAGGTGCAGGGAAGCAGGAGTTAATCTGATTCTGATTGACAGCCATTCGGGAGCACGCCCGAAATGTGCAAAAGATCAGGGGAAAGTATTTGACCTGAATAACGGGAGCGGATACACGCAAGACCTGCATGGGAAAAAAATAAGGTATTATCCGTGGAACTCATCCAGTTATGGAGAACCGGACGGAATCCTTGGAATTAATTGCCGTCATCACAAGTGGCCGTTCATTCCGGGGGTGAGTGTGCAGAGGTATTTTCCTACGGAAGACATGGCAGAAAATGACAGGCTGTATAAGCAGACGCAGATACAGAGGGCTCTTGAGCGGGATGTCAGAAAGCAGAAGAGGCTCTGCATGATGTATGATGCTTCAGGAAATGAAGAAGCTTTCGAAGAGGCTGCTGTAAAGCTGAAAGGTGCAGAGAAGAAACTCAAGGGGTATGTAAGCGATACACCGGGACTGCACAGAAGATCTGACAGGGAGAGGGTGGTTGGGTTTGATAAGAGAGTATCGGCTGAAGCTGTTGCGAAGAATAAGAAAGTACAAAAAGAAGTTGATATTAAGAAAAGAAATGATAAAATAAAAGCAGAGCTATCAGAAGCAAAAATAAAAGGTGTTCCACAAATTAGTCCAGATAAAATAGATGTTTCAAAATTTACATTTGACACTGCTCATATAAATGCAGAAAGAGAACATGGCGTTTCCAGGAATGAAGCGGAAAGGTTTATAAAAGAAGCTGATATATCTCTTACACGCTGGAACGGAAGATTTGTAAATTATTACGGACCTAATGGAGCCGTGTATGTTGATACGGAAAATAATAATATCCGAACAGCATTTAAGAAAGAGCAATTTGATGAACCAACATTGAAAATCAGGGAGGTGGCAGAAAAATATGGCATCAAAAAAGATTAAATGCCCGTTATTAGGGAATGAAATTGAAGATGGGATATGCTTTGATATTCACATGAATGTTGAAGGACTGGCACCTGATTGGACGATCCCGGAAGCAGTGCTAAAAGTCGAAGATTACAAGGAAATTTGTTCGAAGTGTTCAAATCATAGAGAGGACTAATGCCACGGATCAGAACTGGTCGGTGGTATTTTTGTACTCTTTTTTAGGAGGTGATGCGGTTTGATTGCGGTAAACTTTACACCGCTTGGTCTGACGGTAGACGGCCATGCAGGATTTGCAAAAACCGGGAATGATATCATATGTGCAGCGGTATCAGCATTAGCACAGGGACTTGTACATTCACTTGTATCCCTTACGGATGATGAGATTTCTTACCATTTTGCTGACGGACATATAGATATAAGTTATGAGAATCTATCAGAAAGAGGAAAACTTCTGGTCGATTCTTTTTTTATTGCTGTGAGTGATATTAATACGACTTACGGTGATGATTATGTGAGAATTACGGCCGACGGGCGTAAAACGGAGAAGGGAGAAGCACGATGAAGCTTATGAATATGAAGAAAAGATATTGGACATACGATCTGCAGTTATTTGCAGAGGGGGATGGAGACGATTCCGGGGATGACGGAGAGGATGACGCGGAAGTCGATGACGATGATTCGGAAGAGGATGAAGACGACGCTGATCCAGAAGGCGATGAGAAGAAATTCTCCCAGAAAGAAGTAGATGAAGCTGTGAAAAAGCGTCTTGCAAGGGAACGCAGAAAATGGCAGAGAGAACAGCGGAAGAAAGCTGGAAGTAAAAAGAAACCTGACGGCAAGGAAAAAACCGGAGAAGATGGCAAAGAGGATGATGAAGAAACACAGGAACTCCGTAACAAGGCAGCCAAAGCGGAAGAGATGGAACTGAAATGGACGTGTCTGGAGCATGACGTGGACAAGTCCTGTGTAGATGATGTCCTTGCATTGGCTAGAGTGCATATGGCAAAAGACGAGGATATGGACATCGAAGATGCGATCGACGAGGTATTGAAAAAGTATCCACAGTTTAAGGAGTCCTCTAAAGAGGATGATGATACCGATGACGATGATACAAAGAAGAAGTCCTGGGGACAGAGACAGAACGGCGGAAGAAAAAAGACTTCAGGAGTTGAAGCTGCTTTTCTGAAAAGAAATCCGGGGCTTAAGATTGATTAAAGGAGAAAAAAGATGAAAAATAAAAAAGTTATTATGTTTTTACAGCTGTTTGCACATTCACATCAGGAAAGATGGTCTACTCTTGTAGATGCAAAGCTGAGACAGACACTCGTTACAAGAGATAATTATATTTTCAATACGAATTACGAAGGAAGCCCGACAGCTGGAAAGGTCAAGATTCCGGTAAGAGATACGGAGGTCACGGTAAAAGCCTACGACAAAGCGACAGGTGTAGATCTTGAAACTGGAACCACAACTTACATTGACCTTAACATTGATCAGGACATGGCAGTCAATGAACTGATCGACGGTTATGATGCCGCGGCCGTTCCAGATAATATTGTTGCAGATCGCCTGGATTCTGCTGGATACTCTCTTGCATTGGACATGGATAAAAAGTCTATCAATCTGCTTGAGACTACAAGTGGAATAAAGGTATGTGCTACCAAAACAGCAGCAACAGACTCTACAGCATACAAAGAAGTTCTGGATGCAAAGACATATCTGACAAGAACCGGAGTCCCACAGGCAGGACGCTGGCTGATCTGTTCTCCTGAATTCATGGCAGTGCTTATGATGGATGATCATTTTATCCGTCAGGGAGATCTGTCCCAAGAACTGAAGAATGCAGGAGCGGTTGGATCTGTAGCGGGATTCGCAGTATTTGAGTCTGGCAACACAATGTATGAGAATGCGACGATCGTCGGATCTAAGAAGACAACAACAGAGTTTATTGCCGGTCATCCAAACTGGTGCCACCGTGTCCAGGAGTGGGCTGTACAGGTGCACGCCCAGGATCTTGCCGGATCTGGTAAATTCATTGGAGCATCTGCGGTGCAGGGGCGTAAGATCTTCGGTCTTAAAATCTCCAAACCACAGACTGTGTATGTCAAGAGGACCGAAGCTGCAGCGTAAGGAGCTGATCTAAATGTATGTAGATGAGTCATATTATTATGATACTTTCAACGGAGAGTCGGTAGAGTCCGCCGACTTTCCTGGATTATGCAGAAGAGCTGGAGAACTGATTGAGGAACTGACACTGTATCGGTTGACAGAAACAGGATTTCTTGTGATGCCGGTAGAGATGCAGACAGCTGTAAAGAATGCTGTGTGCGCGCAGATAGAATATCTAGACGCTAACGGTGGCGCTGAGATGGATATGGGGAATGGAATGTCAGGAGCAACGCTTGGCAAGTTTTCGTACTCTGGAGCATCTTCCGGTTCCGGATCAACGGAACAGTCGATATTTTCGCCAAGAGCGGAGAGAATACTCTGGCCAACTGGTTTGACTTACCGGGGAGGTAGATATTGATGAGACCGATTTCAAAGAAATTGTTAATCCATACAGTTACGCTGTATAAGAAAATCAGTACAGATAAATGGGGAAGCGAGAAGTTGGATACCGGACAGACATTATCCAATATCAGAATAGAGCCTTCCAAGCAGATTATTCGTGATAAGAATAACGCAGAGGTACAGTTGGCTGCTACGCTTTTCTATGACTGTCGCAACAGTAGGCCTTCTGATGTTTCTTTTGAGGTTGATCAGATTATTGATTTTAACGGACAGAAGCATCAGATTAAGACGGTAGAGCCTCTGTATGATAACTCGAAGCTACATCATTATGAAATAGGAATGGTGAGATATGGCAAAAATTAATACTCGTGTTACGCTACATACGTCACGAGCAGTGGCAATGATTAAGGCGGCAAGCAATGATGCCCTGACTGTTATGGGGAATCAGGCATTGCGAGATGTATCTAAACATGTACCCCGTGATCAGGGAACATTAGAGAGTAGCGGATTGTCGGGCAGTGATACAAAGGCCGTGGATGGTAAATATACTATGCGTTGGAATACACCGTATGCTCAATATCTCTGGAACGGAGATGTGATGTATGGCAATCCAACAGAAAGACGATATGGCCCGAAAAAGATTTCGTTCACGTCTGCCCTTGCGCACGAGGAATGGGCGAAGTACGCCAGAGAAGTATACGGTGCTGAATGGAAGCAGGTATATCAAGGAGGCTTAGGTGATGCTGACAGAATTATTAGAACTAATTGCAGATACAGCAGAAAAGAACTGCAGTCTTGACGCAGAAATTTCACTGGAAGAGCTTCCGGCAGGAGGCGGCATCTATGCCGAACTGGGAGAAGGCTTCACAGAATCGACCAGTTACAATAAGCAGGAAGTCAAGACGATTCCGGTATTGTTACTGTGCCGGTACGCTGATCAGAAACGTTGCCTGGAACAACTGTGTGTGATTGCTGGATATCTGCAGGGATTAAAGAAGTATCCGCAAGGAAAGACATTCTCCTGGTTAGATACAACAGTAGCAAAGGAACCAAGTAAAATAGGGAGAGATGAAGACGGAGTATATCATTACTCCTGCATCTTGAACTGTAAGATATATTGTTAAGAAAGGGTGGTACTATGAAATATATGGATTTACAGCTGTTTGCTGAACCAGATCTTCCAAGTAATCCGATTACTCCGGAAATCAACTATGAGACAGAGGCATTCATCAACACGTCTCCGGCAGAAGGGCAGCCTACTTGGGCGTCGCTTGCGAATTTGACAACAAATATGGCGCAGAGCTTAAATGAGGTCATTCAACAGCTTACTTATTACGCCGATAAAGGCTGGGGATCCAGTGAGGTAACAGGTGCACAGCTTACATTAACGCTGACAGGCTCAGTGAAGCCAGGAGATGATGCGTGTGATTACATTCTGGGTGACGATGTGATGTATGGACTCGGTGAGAAGAGAAAGACGCACATGAAGATTCAGAAGGGCAAGAAAGTAATTATCTGGCCAATCACGTTGGCAAATATTACTCCGGCTTATGGAGATGCGAACAATATCAATTCACTGACTGTGACTATTCATGGTAATGGACGTCCGTCAATTGGAACAACAGTGTAGGGAGGGCATAGCTCTCCCTTTTTAGGAGGTAAAGATCATGGCATATCAGGCAAAACGAAACAAAAGATTTGAGGAAGACTTCGAACTGGTCGATGAAAACGGCGTTGTGCAGCACACATTAAAAGTATCCTTGGATGCAGATGATATGGTCGCAAAGATCAATCGGAAATACACGGCACTGGTCAAAGCGCTTTCGGATGTGCAGGAAATCAAAAGAAAAGAAGCCAGCAACGAACAGTTAAGTGATGCGGTCGAGATGCTTGGAAGAGCAGAAATTGACATGTTTGAAGCTGTATTTGGAGCAGAGGGGACAGAGGTCATTCAGCAGTTCTACAAAGACCATTACATTGAGATGGCAAAGGAAGTCATTCCATTTATCACCGGAGTTGTTATTCCAAGGCTTACTGAAATTAAGGCGGAAAATAAGAAAGTATTGGTGAGTCAGTATAATCGCGCGAAAAAGAGACGGAGATTCTGGTAATGGGAGTCTTGACAGAGCTTCCGTCCTATCGTATTTGCACAGACAAAGGGAGATTTGACATCAACCCGGCTTTTGATGTTGTCCTTGAGGTACAGAGGCTGTACAAAGAGGAATCGCTGACGGATTATGAAAAGATTCAACAGGCGTTGAATATGTTGGTTCGAAACAGGTGGAATCTCAGGTTATTGAAACCGGCAGAACAGTTGAAGCTCATGCAGGATATCACAAGCAGATATATTGAAGTGGAAAAGCGCCCACAGATTAAGAAGAGTCCAGTTCCAGTGTTGGATTTTGAACGGGACGGAGATTATATCTATGCTTCATTCATGCAGGCATACAGGATTGATCTGATTGACGAGCAGGGAAGATTACCCTGGAAAAAGTTCTTGTATCTGTTCAATGGATTGCCGGTGGATACAAAAATCAAACAGATTATGCGGATCAGGCAGATGCCGGTTCCGGAATACAACGGTAAGAATTCAAAAGAGATACAGGAAATCAATGAGATGAAATCTTATTATGCTCTTCCGGTGCAAGGCGGAGGAGGACAGTCTGGATTAGATCTATTGTTCCATACATTGGAGGGAATGGCAAAGAGATGATAGCAGACGGAAAGAAAATTAAAAAGGTAGAGTGTCCACATTGCGGACATAAACAGAACATATTTTACCAAACAGGAGCCAGTTGCAGAGGGCTCTTTTTTAAGTGCAAAAATCCAGACTGCAGAAAAGAATTTGAAATAAGACTATAACAGCCATTGTGCCACTGTGCCGGCGAGACGATAAAGGCAGGTGGCATATGTGAGCAAGAGTAGTGGCGGAGAGGTTACTTATGAATTAACTGCTGATGACAGTAATCTGGAGTCAGATCTGAATGAAGCCGGAAAGAAAATTGAAAAATCAGCCAAGAAGACAGCAAAGAAATCAGAAGAGGCAGAGAAGGAAAGTGCTGAGGTAAAGAAATCTGTTAAAGCGGACGTTACCAAAAAGAATGAAGAGGAAAATGATAAACAGGAGCAGGATGATGATGATTCGTATTCAAACCGCGAGAAGTCCGCCAAATCGCATGGATCTAAGCTGACGACAATAGCTTCAGGAACGGCTAAAGCTATCGGAGCAGGTATGCTTGCTGCAGGAACTGCGATTGTTGGAGTTGGTGTTGCCGCTGTAAAGAGCGCGAATGATATCGACCAGGCAATGAATCAGTACATTGCCAGCACCGGAAAAAGTACCGAGGAAACAGAACGGTACAAGAAGATCATGGAGGATATCTATACAAATAATTACGGTGATTCCTTCGAGGATATCGGCGAGGCAATGGCATCAATCACTCAGAATCTTGGTGATCTTGATGACGCATCACTGCAGACCGTAACCGAATCAGCGTTCGCATTGCGCGATACGTTCGGATACGAGATACCGGAATCCACAAGAGCTGCTAAAGCTATGATGGATAACTTCGGTACGTCCGGCGAAGAAGCAATGAACCTCATTGCAGCAGGTGCACAGAATGGATTGGACTATTCCGGAGAGCTTCTTGACAGTATCTCAGAGTATTCAGTACAGTTCGCGAAAGTCGGACTGGATGCCGATGACATGTTTAAGATTTTCCAGAAGGGTGCAGAATCCGGAGCTTTCAATCTGGACAAGGTCGGTGATGCAGTAAAAGAGTTCTCTATCCGGGCAATCGATGGATCAGATACCACTGTAGATGGCTTTAAACGCATCGGCTTGAATGCTGACGAGATGGCGGCAAAATTCTCTGCCGGCGGCGACACTGCGAAAGAAGCATTCCAGGAAACAATTGCAGCACTTGCCGCTATGGAGGATCCGTTGGAGCAGAACACAGCCGGTGTCGATCTGTTTGGCACCATGTGGGAAGACCTCGGTCCTGAAGCTGTAACAGCGTTGGCAAGCATCGAGGACGGAGCTTACGACACTGCAGGCGCAATGCAGCAGATCAAAGACATCAAATACGATGATATCGGCTCTGTATTTGAAGGTCTCAAAAGAAGCTTAGAGGTATTGATTGTTCCATTAGGAGAGCAGTTGATACCGCTTCTGGCGGAGATTATTGATGATACGCTTCCTATGTTGGAATCGGCGTTGCCGCCAATAGTGGATGCCGTGTCGGATGTGATAGAGGCATTACAGCCAGCTATCGAAGAGATCCTTCCAGTGTTAATGGATTCTCTGGCAGAAATCGAAGAGCCATTGATGGATCTGGCTAACGAGATTTTTCCAGTACTGTTGGATGCAGTCAATGAAATACTTCCGTTAGCAGCGCAACTGGTTGGAGAAGTTCTTCCGGTCATAACAGATCTGCTGAATATGCTACTTCCACCGTTGGTGGAGATCATAAGCGCATTATTACCGCCGCTTATTGAATTGGTGTCTGCATTGATGCCGATATTCGAAGCAGTAATAAGCGTGTTACAACCAATCTTAGATCTGTTTATTAGCTTACTCACGCCGATTGTCGATCTGATTGCTCAGGGAATCACACCGCTGGTAAATGCGATTGTTCCACTGATCCAGATTATTGCATCAAACCTTATTCCACTGCTTCGCATTATGGGAAGCGTGTTCTCTGGTGTGCTTTCATCGGTATTGTCTACTGTTACGAGTATTATTGGAAATATAAGCAATATCTTTCGTAATTTGATTGATTTTATCAAGAATATATTTACAGGAAACTGGCGTGCTGCATGGCAGAATGTGAAGAATATCTTTTCAAATGCAATATCCGGACTGGCAACAATCTTTAAGGCACCAATGAATGCCATTGTCGATGGGTGGAATAGTTTGGCAAGCAGTATTGGAAGCGTATCTGTTCCGGATTGGGTGCCGATTGCCGGAGGAAAAAGCTTTAGCTTGCCAAAGATGAGCCGATTGAAAGTCGGACTGGATTATGTACCAAGAGATATGTTCCCGGCATTTCTGGATGAAGGCGAATGGGTGTTGACTAAGGAAGAAGCGAATCTGCTTCGTTCTTTTGGAGGCCTTGAGGGCATGATTGGAAAAATTGACAGGAGTACACGAGACAGTGTGAATGTTACGGTGCAAGGTGGAAAAGGAATGGAGATAGATTATGACAAACTTGGCAAGGCCACAGCTGATGCGTTGATTAGTGCTGGTGTTGGATTTAAGTGTGATGAGCGTGTGTTTGCAAAATTAATAAAGGATCTGATTGATTATGTATGATGTTTACTATGTTGGAGCGCAGAACTCCGAAAAGATTGATTTCTGCCAGTGGCCGTATATGGTTACTGGCGGTGATATATTCGATGGATCGTATGATGCGATTAAGGATGATGATCATATACAGGGATGGGAACGAAAGATTACAGAAAGGAAACTTGAAATAGAAATCAGAGCTACGGGAGAATCATTTGCGCAGGCAATTGACAACATTGAGAGCGTGGCTGAGAAAGACATATTGAACACAACTCCAGGAAAACTGTATGTAGGAAACAGCTACATGAAATGCTGGATCACAGGAACGAATAAAGACCGATGGATCAACGATCTTGATAGCATCAGCAACGAGCTTTCTATCAAGTCGGATTATCCGTACTGGATCACGGAAGAACCATTTTCTTTTCAAAAACAAGGTAAAGGAGTGGCTGTCACATCTGGGTGGCTTGAGTATCCATATGAGTATCCATACGAATATTCAAAAGCTATAAATCTCAAACAGATTCGAAACAGCAATTATACGGCGAGCGGATTCAAGATGATCATCTATGGCCCCTGTATTAATCCACTAATCCGAGTTGCAGGACATATCTACGAATTGCGTACTACCTTGTACGAAGGAGAATATGCAATTATCGATTCAAGCACTCGTTACGCGAAGGATAGACGAGTTGTAAAGATAAAAAATGATGGTTCAGAGGAAAATCTCTTTAACAGCAAGAACAACGAAAGCTCTATATGGGAGAAGATTCCTCCAGGAATAAGCATTGTATCTTGGAGTGGAGCGTTTGGTTTTGACATTATCCTATTCAACGAAAGGGGGACCCCGAGATGGACTTTACGATAACAGATATCAACGGCCAGGAACAGGGGTTTCTGAATCATTGCGGTGTCAACATTACTGTTGGATCTGAAAATAATTTTGAAATAAAGATTCAAAGCTCTTTATATGATTCAACGATTCATGGAAAAAACTGCCGATTTTTTTGCCCCGGTACTGAGTATGGAGGACTGATTAGAAGTCCCCATCCAGTGACTGTGGACAATCTTGTGAAGCTTACCGGTCCAACTTGGCGGGGACTGTTGAATCAAAGAGCAATCAATCCGGCGAAAAATGATTATGTATATTTGAACGGTGAAGCAAATAGTGTCTTGAATTCCTACATAAAGAGGCTGGGGCTATCAGAAGTATTTTCTGTGTCAGGAGAAGATAGTGGAATTCAGCTGAATAACTATCAGGTTCCGCTACAGTCTATGCTGTTGGATGCCTTTGACGGAGCATTGGAGGAGGTTAATGCGCGCGTAGCAATTAAATATATACAAGGAGCTGCGAATGATAAAGGATATGTACTTCTTAATGTTGTCCCGGTAAAGGATCATTCAGAGAATATTGAATTGAGCGAAGACGGAAGCGTAAAGCTTGATATCTTAGACTATAAAAATGGAGTAAATCATCTAATATGTTTGGGATCTGGCGAATTAACAGCTCGAATACAGATGGATCTATATGCCTGGCCAGATGGGAGCATTCGAAAGACTCAATATTACACGGGAATGGACCTCATTGAGGAGTATTACGAAAATACAAATGCGGACACTCTTGCGGAGCTGGAGGAAGCTGGGAAAAAAAGAATGTCCGATATTATGGATTATAAACAGTTAAAGATATCGGTTGGCGATACGGAGCTTGAGCTTGGAGATATTGTTGGTGGACGTGAGAGAATCACAGGAATCAGCATGGCATCTCCGGTTGTACGAAAAGATCTAACAGTTACCGGGAAAGGGCGCGTAACAATGGAGTATAAGTTGAAAGGAGAAGATTAGGATGGCCGATTTTATTGACACAAGCCTTATTGATGGATATGCTGGCGGACCCCATATTACAGAAAAACAGGTTGGATCAGCAAATCAAGGAATTGTTGGAGCTGGGGATTATGTATTAGAAGTTGGGCAGTGCGCGAAAGCCCAAGTGTTGACTAATAATAGCGTCAGAATTTTTGATGCAGTATATTCAATCCAAGGAAGAAGAGATGCGATTGATGCAAACGATTATTCGGATGTAACGATTGCGAATGGAACTCAAGGGATGAATAGAAATGATATTATCGTTCGTAGATATAGAAAAGATGAGAAGACAGAAATTGAAACAGTTGAATACGGAGTGAAAAAAGGGACTCCAGCGTCAAAAGCAACAGATCCGGAGGTAACTACAGGTGATATTCGAAAAGGAGATCTGTTGCATGAAATGAAACTTTATCGGGTAAAAATTGAAGGATTGAATATTGTAGCAGTGGAGCAGCTGTTTGAGATTCTGCCGCCTATCAATCAATTGTATAAATATCTGCAAAAAAAGGCAGATACCTATATCCTTGGATTATCGGTATCCGGACAGCTAACGGGGGAATATCTGAACAGCAAGCCAATCTATGCAAAGATGGTTGATGTTGGAGCACTGCCGAATAACACCACTAAGACAGTAAGTACTGGGTTAAGCAATCTTGACTATGTGTGGATCGACCCCGCAAACAGTTTTTGCTTCAGTGGCGGTGCAAGTTATCCTATCCCATATGTGGATCCAAAAGCTGTTGCCAATTCTATAGGTGTAAGAATAACGGGGAATGGAGCCAATATTGTTGTATCGACGGGGACTAACTGGAGCAGCTACGCCGGAATCGTGACTGTTAAATACACGAAGAAATGAGGGGATTAAATGATACGAGGAACAACACCTGTTCTAGAATTTGAACTACCATTTGATACAAAACTGATTGCAGAAGCGTATGTAACGATATCCCAGAATCAATCAGTGGTGATTGATAAGAGCTTGTCGGAGCTTACGTGCGCAGGAAAAACACTGACTGTTAAGTTATCGCAAGA